CCCACAGCTGTGGGCCCCGCAGAGATTTCTCCGCATGCTAAGGAGGAGTAGAAGTAGATGTTTTATTTGTATTTATGCAGATAAATATCCGCTTTTGTCGTTGACCATCGAAGAAAGAGAAGTGATGGTACCGACCTCAGAGCACGACCGCTATAACCTGTCTCAGATGAGCTTGTTATTATAGCGTGTCAGACGTAGCACGATCCCAGCCAATGTCGTCGCTGCAATATTGGTCATGGTGATGGTATTCAAACTCGGAATCCCGGAAGTGGCTTTGAAGCCGTACGATTGAGCAACGATCGTACCAGCGGCATTAATTACCGCCGCAATCGGATTCGGGATAATACCCGCACCATACGTCCAAACCGGACCGGTAGTGATACCGGTCCCAGTACCGATGATGTCGAGGAGATAATCTCCTTCATCTGGTAACTCGAACGTTCCATCAGCCTTGAACTTTACCGGAGAGTAACCCTCAACAGTAGAGGTGTTAAGCGGCATAGGATTGGTGGGACTCGCGCCTCCCGCATTGCTACTCGTTACTTTTAGCGAGTCAGGGGCAAGCGGGGCCAGGGATCCGGGCGTAATCAGATCAACTACGTAGTTGACCCAGAGTTCGCCCAAGAGCGTATCGTTCTCCGCCGCAGTACATCCATTCGAGGCGACGATCAGATTACCGATATCATACGTCTTGATATCGCCAACCGTCGCAACCGGGTCTGCCCGGTTGAACCGCTGAGGACCAAACTTTTTCAGGTCCATCGGGTCACAGACGTAGTTCAATGGGGCCCAAAGGGCTCCAGTGACTGCGTTGTGGAACGTCAGCAGTTCCTGCTTGGAATTCGGGACAGCGTCCGCGGCGTCGTAATCGACGGCCATCATGACGGAGCCCGTACTCGTCGTACTCTTCATGGTACTGAACTCGAAACTCAAGCTACGAAATTGGTAGCAATCATAGTTTCGAGCAATCCCGGCAAGCCAGGGGAATGTATCCGCGAGACCAGGGTTAATAGACCACATACGGGCTGTGAAGTCCGTAAATGACTTAACCTCCGCGATCAGTTCTCGGTGTGAAACCGTGATCCGACCGTCGGAACGGGGACGAGAGGATGTAACCAGGGCCGGAGCGATCCGGGTGATCTGGCGAAAGCTGGTAGGCGCCATAACGCGCTGCCTCGCAGGAGGCTGCTGAGCACTCTTATTACGAGCGCGGCTACCACTATTGCTGTTATTTTGCTGCTTACGGGCAGCAGACCTAGGTTTTGCGTTCTTCTTGTTAGAAGACATGCTGTGTATGGGATACGCCCAGCATAGAGCGGACTGTACATCTTTCAAGGTTCTACCGTGAGAGATTGACAACAGTCATCAGAGGAGCAGAGGGTTTTATAACCCAACACGCCTTATAGACGCGTGGAGTTCCTTACTCTTGATGAAGGCGAAGTAGCTATCCTTTTCCGTCGTATTTCGACGCAGTCCCTTTGCGGGCTGGTGAACATATATCACTCAGGCCTCGAAAAGGACGGACATCGGATAGCTCCTCCCAATGCCAAAGCTCCGACAGTAGACTGCTCCGTGCAGTCTCTCGGCATTTTGGTTAGCACGGCAAGCCGTTTTGGGCACAGGATGGTATCCTGCTTGAAAGACCCCATGACGGTTTAACGAGACGCCGCTCGAGCATGGGTCAGACCATGTACACGCCCCCTCCACCGCGAAGAAGCGGAAGGAGAGGAGGACATGGTGGACGCGAACCGCAGAACCACTGTATGTTCGCATACAAGGGCAGATTCTTGGCAAGCACCGGCTGCAGCCGGCCTTTCTTCTCCGCTTTCAGCATCAGTGATCGCTGAAACTTAAATTCGTCAAACGAAGACGAGTCGATAGAAGAAGGATTAGATGCGCACTGAGCGCGGCCAAGCATCATAGCCCGAGCCACCCAAGGGTCATCCTCGTATAGACTCTCCGATTCCTCAGCGACATGGTCGCCGAAGATAGGTCGGGGGGAGAGCAGGGATTTGCCTAATTTACAGACAAACTTCCCTATCTGGGGGTCCACACTCTTGTCCCGAAGTGTCCTGTAAAGGGACAGACTTGGGTCATGAATGAAGAGAGCCGCCAGTCTACGCTGGAAGAGGGTGACGGAACCGCCACCGAACCTCCCAGAGGTTGAGAACTTCGGATCAAGTCCGAGACCACCTAACGAAACTGGAAGAAACCAGTTCGGGGTGGTACCCTTGCCGCGCTTCCCCTTTCCGAGCAAGTCGGTGAAGCGGGAGAAACAGAACGGGATAGCACCATCCACTTTGGGATAGAGCTCACACATCCTGTTAATATCGCGCGCAATCTGGGTGGGAGTGGAGTTAGATTCTCCACTCTTCAGTGACACTCCAGTGAGTAGTCTCTGATTAAGATAACCTCGACGCACCATCACACCGCCTCTTCGCGCGAAGAGCTGCGAGTTAATGGTACAGTGAGTTCGAGAGAGGAAATTCTTTCCAGGGCTTGCTTCGAGACCCGCCTCGCGGGCGGTCTGAACGAAGATCGGCAACAGTGATGGCTCACACTTGAAGAGCATATCGTCACCGTTCACCAAGACAGAACCGGCCTGATAGAATCTTTGTTCTATCCGGTTCCGCCTGGCGCCCTCATAAGGAGAGAGATCATATCCCGCAACGACCCACTTCCGAAGCGATGCTCGGAAAACCGCAAGGTTAATCGCGCAAAGCGTCGAAAAGGAGAGAGGGTGACCCATGAGCTGCGAGCAGACATGGATTCCCGGCTCCAAGCCGTCGATATGATAAGTTTTTCCTTCCGAATCACGCTTCCTCCCGTCCCGGTACTCAATTTTACCAGGGCCCAGAGAGTGCAAGACGAGATCATAATCTGGGAGATTCCCTAAGCCCTCAAATGCCGCCCGAGTGGCGTCGCGCTTGAGGAGGTCCGTAGCCTTACTATAGTCTACGGAACACCAATGGGAGAGATCAGGAAATAGGGCGTCCATTTTACGGACAGCCATCGTCTGATCATCATCCAACATTGTGGAATACCCAGACCGCTTCCACTTACTCAGCATAGCTCCTTGCTGAGGCTGGATAGCCGAGTACAGAAACCCATCGCCTAGAGTGACGATGCGAAACTTGCCTGGCTCCGCAAGGGCCAGAGCACGAACGGCGGTGTTCCGGGGAATAAAAGGAAAGAACCCGGAGGGAGGACAGAGGTCTCCCCTAGCCTTGGCGCGAACGCGATTAAAATTTTCGCGGCGCCACCGTTCGGATAGAGCGACCATCCGAGGGTATTTACCCAATCGGACAGACTTTCCTAAAACACTTTCCGCTTGACCTAACTCACGCACCAGCGCGGCGCCGGGGGGTTCAGGTTTCGGGTCACCCTCCTTCTTTTCACTCAGCGGAGTGACAGGGGGGGAGACCAAGGAAAGCGCGCCACCCTTCTTACGGGAGGCCTGGAGACAGGAACTACCTGTCGGCATGAACTTCAAGCAGTCTCGTGATGTGATCGATCCAAAAAGGGTCTTTGCCGTTCGAATAATAGTATTCCGAAGGAAGGAGGGAACCTCCCCCTTATCGGAAGTAACAAGAGAACGGTGACCTTTAAGGACGTCGATCTTCACGTCATCAGACATTGAAGGCCATGCCTGTTTGCAACCCTTGGAAAGAGAATACATGAACTCGTCATTGCACTTCGCAATGGCTCTGGAAACCTGGATCTGCATCCAGCCAGAGAAGAGTCGGTCATGTCGAATCCAAGACGGGGGAACCTCGTCCCCGCCCTCATTGTGGAGGGTCTTTGCAAACATCTTATCCAGAAAGTACTTTAGGACCTTTTGCTCCTTATTCGTCTGTCTACCATCAACGAGCTCGTTGTGGTATGAGAGAAGAAGAGATGCTAGCCTATCCATCGAAGAAGAGAAACGATTGAGGTCTCGTGAAGAGAACCCCGAACGCCTCCTCTCCAATGCGAACGGCCAAGCAATGGAACGCAGAAGACTCCTTAAGTCAACGGTAAAACCGTGACTCAGCGATGGACCCAGCCCTGTTAAGGCCGGCTCCACCACCCTGAGCACAACGGCGGCGGGGGAGAACATTAGCTTTCTCCCCCGCCCACCAATCATGCTAGTACCTGCAGTGGTACCAACTGACCGGTTGGACTCTGCCCTCCCTTTTGGGGGAGAACCTAGCGTCGATGGGGTTAGATCGACAGTTTTCTCATACATTGTAAGATGTG